TTACGCGCGTGGAAGTGTTAATGTTGCAAATAATGTTGCAATGGTGCAACGGTAAGTGCAACCATAACCGGACATTTTTGTCCGATACCTCGTCATCTTCACGCACAACCGGACATATTTGTCCGATAACCAAACAACACTAACACGGAGTCTTTATGAAGAATGCTGATATTAAGGTTCGCACTATCACCAACAACGCTGCTTTAATTGGTCATGTAACAGATAAGCCGGGTATAACTAAGCTAGAACTCATGGAAATCATGGGCTTAACTCTAGTCCAGTTGAACTGTTGCCTATGTAGGACTAGGGAAGATGTTATGGTGGTATTAATAGGAAGTGGTAGAAAGAGGTTGGGGACCTATTATATAAGAGATGATGACAATATGTATGATTACAAGACCCTTGAGCCAACAATACCCGGAGCAAGGATAGTCCACGCTGGGGCATTGATGAGGGCTAAGTATGGTCAAATCTCTCCTGAACTAAGGAAAGCTGAGTTCAATGGCATTAGTAGTTGTATGGGAGGCACAGTGTATGACTGAAAGGCAACGTCTTGTATATGATTTTATTCAGATGTTTATGAAGATAAAGGGCTTTGCCCCATCCTATGCTGAAATAGCTCAGGGACTAAAGATGACATCTAAGTCTAATATTCATAGACATGTTCATACCCTTAAGTCATATGGGTTGTTAAAGGTTCAACCACATCTGGTTCGTAGTATGAAGATTGTAGATAGGTCTATCGCTATGGTATCAAAGCTTTGATATTGACCCAGCAAGAGCTAAAGAGGTATAGTGACCTGTTAGATGTCCTCCCTCCTAACTCTCCTGAAGTGGAAAAGATTAAGATTCTCTTTGATGAGGATAAAAAGGAAAGATGCCGTAATAACTTTATACCCTTCGTTAAGGAGATGTGGGGTAGCTTCATAGCTGGCAAACATCACAAGGACATGGCAGAAGCCTTTGAGCGGGTCGCTGAGGGGTCTTTAAAGCGTTTAATTATTAACATGCCCCCTAGGCATACTAAATCTGAGTTTGCCTCCTTCCTGTTCCCCGCATGGTTCCTAGGCAAGTTCCCTGAGAAGAAGATTATCCAGACAGCTCACACTGCTGAACTAGCTGTTGGGTTTGGTCGAAAGGTGAGGAACCTCGTAGCTACATCGGACTACCAAGGCATATTCCCCACCAAGCTATCCTCAGATTCTAAGGCAGCTGGTAGATGGAATACCCATAAGGGTGGTGATTACTTCGCTATTGGGGTAGGGGGAGCCGTTACAGGTAAGGGTGCTGATGTCCTTATTATTGATGACCCGCATTCTGAGCAGGAAGCTATGCAGGGTACCGCCACTGTATATGACCGTGTATATGAATGGTATAACTCTGGACCTCGTCAACGACTCCAGCCGGGAGGAGCTATTATCATAGTAATGACCCGCTGGTCCAAGAAGGACCTAACAGGTCAAATCCTAGCTAACGCTGCTAAAAGAGATGGTGATACTTGGGAAGTCATTGAATTCCCTGCATTAATGCCTAGCGGTAAGCCTTTATGGGGTGAGTTCTGGTCTCAGAAGGAACTTGAAGCTATTAAGGCTGAACTGCCTGTATCTAAATGGGAAGCCCAGTACCAGCAGAATCCTACATCTGAAGAGGGGGCTATTATCAAGCGCGAGATGTGGAAGCGTTGGGAGTCTGATACTGCCCCTCCCATAGAATATACCATACAATCGTGGGATACGGCATTTGAAAAAAACAATAGGGCAGATTATTCAGCATGTACAACATGGGGCATATTCTATATACCTAACGAAAAGGGGGAGAGTGTTGCCAATATCATCCTCCTAGAAGCCATTAAAGAGCGTATGGAGTTCCCAGAGCTAAAGGCTAGGGCTATGCAGCAATGGAAGGAATGGAACCCAGATACCCTGATTGTGGAGAAAAAAGCAGCAGGTGCTCCCCTTATCTATGAGATGCGTAGAATGGGAATTCCTATTTCAGAATATACACCTAGCAAAGGAAGTGATAAGATAGCCCGTGTAAACGCTATCTCAGATTTGTTTGCATCGGGTATGGTATGGTGTCCAGATACCAGATGGGCAGATGAGGTGATGGAAGAATGTGCATCGTTCCCTAATGGGGACCATGATGACTTAGTGGATAGCACAAGTCAAGCTTTATTAAGATTTCGACAAGGTGGGTTCATTCGTCTTCAGACAGATGAAGAGGATGAGGTCCACTCATTTAAACGCAAGGTAGTATATTACTAGGAAATACATATGAGTATGCATAAGTCTTTGTATCAAGCTCCACAGGGATTAGATTCATTAGAATCTGAACCAGATATTGAAATAGAAATTGAAGACCCTGAGTCAGTAACAATTGGCATTGATGGGATGGAGATTGAAATAGGTGGAGAAGATGAAGAAGGTTTTGATGATAACCTAGCCGAGTATATAGATGATAAGGTTATGAATCAGATGGTTGGAGATTTAATCTCTGACTATGATGATGATGTATCTTCTCGTAGAGATTGGATGCAAACCTATGTAGATGGTCTAGAACTACTAGGCATGAAGATTGAAGAACGCACTGACCCTTGGGCTGGTGCATGTGGTGTGTATCATCCCCTACTCTCAGAAGCCTTGGTTAAGTTCCAAGCTGAGACTATCATGGAGATTATGCCAGCGTCTGGTCCAGTTAAGACAGAGATAATTGGCAAGGACACCCCTGAAAAGCGCGAGGCTGCTATTAGGGTACAGGCTGACATGAACTATCAAATCACCGATGTCATGAATGAATATAGACCTGAGACGGAAAGGATGCTATGGGGACTAGGTCTATGTGGTAATGCCTTTAAGAAGGTCTACTATGACCCCAGTCTAGAACGTCAGGTATCTATCTTCATCCCTGCTGAGGATGTTGTAGTGCCTTATGGTGCTGCTAATCTTGAGACTGCTGAACGTGTTACCCATGTAATGCGTAAGACAGAGAATGAAGTTAGAAAGCTTCAAGTTGCTGGATTCTATTTAGATGTTGATTTGGGTGAACCAAACAACACGATGGATGAGGTTGAGAAGAAGATTGCTGAGAAGCAGGGATTCCGTGCTACATCCGATGACAGGTATAAGTTATTGGAGATGCATGTTAACTTAGATTTGGAGGGATATGAGCATGAAGATGAAGATGGTCCTACAGGCATTGCTTTACCGTATGTTGTCACCATTGAAAAGGGTTCTAACAAAGTATTATCAATTCGCAGGAATTGGAATGAGGATGATAAAACGCATCAAAAACGTCAACACTTCGTTCACTATGGATACGTTCCGGGCTTCGGCTTCTACTGCTTCGGGCTTATTCATCTTGTCGGTGCTTTTGCTAAGTCTAGTACTAGTCTTATTCGACAACTGGTAGATGCGGGAACTCTATCTAATTTACCCGGTGGTTTCAAGACCAGAGGCTTAAGAGTCAAAGGTGATGACACCCCTATAGCACCAGCTGAGTTCAGAGATGTAGATGTACCTAGCGGTACCATCAAAGATAACATCATGACCCTTCCTTACAAGGAACCAAGTCAGGTATTGCAGTCCCTGCTTGGAACTATTGTAGAAGAAGGTAGGAGGTTCGCGGGTGCAGCAGATATACAAATATCTGACATGTCTGCTAACTCTCCTGTCGGTACGACTCTGGCTATCCTTGAGCGGACAATGAAGGTTATGAGTGCTGTACAGGCTCGTATACATTACTCATTGAAGCAAGAGCTTCGCCTATTAAAGAATATAATTGCAGATTACACACCAGAAGAATATTCATATGAGCCGGAACTAGGTGATAGACAAGCTAAGAAGTCAGATTATGATATGGTGGATGTTATCCCTGTATCAGACCCCAATGCCGCTACGCTATCTCAGAAGGTTGTTCAATACCAAGCTGTAATACAACTAGCCCAAACAGCTCCTCAAATCTATGACATGAAGTATTTGCATAGACAGATGCTGGATGTACTTGGCATAAAGAATGCAGACAAGCTAGTCAAGCTGGAAGATGATGAGAAGCCTCTAGACCCAATCTCTGAGAACATGAACGCAGTCAGTGGCAAGCCTATGAAAGCATTCATCTATCAGGACCATGATGCTCACATCGCAGCGCATCAGGCATTTATGACTGACCCTGTAGTTTTAAAAACTATTGGGCAGAATCCTCTAGCAAATCAAATCATGGCGGCATTACAAGCGCATATGGCTGAACACTTAGGATTCCAGTACAGAAGCCAGATAGAGAAACAGATGGGAGTCACTATGCCCCCTCCTGATAAGCCTCTACCACCTGAAGTTGAGGTAGAACTGTCTCGTCTAGTAGCTATGGCAAGCCAGCAACTGCTTCAAATACATAAAGGCGAAGCTGCTCAGGCACAGGCTGCTGAACAACAGAAAGACCCAGTAGTACAGATGCAACTAGCAGACCAGAAACTGAAGGAAGCTGAAGTCCAACGCAAGTCCGCTAAGGATGTGGCTGATAACCAGTACAGAATGACCGCATTGGAAGCTAAAACAGCCTCAGAAGATGCGGCATTGACAGCTAAAACTAATATGGAACATATGAAGCTACAAGCTGATGCTGAGAAACATGCCATAACAGATAGAGCAAAGGTAGCAAGTGAGAAACTTAAGTTAGGTGTAGAGGTTGCAAAGGAAAACGCTAGACTACAAGGTAAAAAATAATGAGTGATAAGGTATTAAAGCTTTTAGTTGAGAAACTAGAAGACAAGGTGTCACAAATTCAAGATAATCTAGGCAGCGGTGCTGCTAAAGACTATGTTGAGTACAAGGCAATGGTTGGTGAGATAAAAGGTCTTCTTACTGCTCGTTTAAACATACTAGACCTACAAAAACATATAGAGGAATCTGATGACGATTGACATACTACTGGCTGCAAATCCAGACAACCCTGTAATAATTGGCTCCATAGCCTCACCACCTGAAGAAAAAGCAAGTCAGCTACCCAAACCTAGTGGGTATCATATCCTTTGTGCCATTCCAGAGCAGGAAAAGGAGTTTGATAGCGGTATTATCAAGGCTGATAGCACTATTCACTACGAAGAGCTTCTCACCACTGTACTGTTTGTGGTAGCACTCGGACAAGACTGCTACACAGATGCCACTCGCTTCCCCTCTGGAGCTTGGTGTAAGGTAGGAGACTTCATATTAGTCAGACCAAATGCAGGTTCTCGCCTTGTTATACATGGTAAAGAGTTTCGCATGATAAATGATGACTCAGTTGAAGGTGTAGTGGATGACCCAAGAGGAATTAAACGCAAATAAGGAGTTTAAACATGATAGAAAAGAACGAATATAAGTTTCCAGACGAGGTAGATGACGTAAAAGTTGAGGTTGTACTCGATGGAGAAGAGGTAGATATTGAAATAGAGGATGATACTCCTGAGAAGGACAGGCATAGAGAGCCTTTACCTGACAATCTTAAGGAAGAACTCTACCAAGATGAGCTAACTGACTACTCTGCTAAGGTCAAAAACAAGATTAAGCAGATGAGAAAGCTCGCTGAGGATGAAAGGCGCGACAAAGAACAAGCAAGAAGGGAGCAAACAGAGGCTATTTCATATGCACAGAAGCTAAATGAGGAGAATAAACGCCTCAAAATTAGCCTAAATGACAGTGAAAACAGTGTCTTAAAGTCGGTAAGTCGCAATGTTGACATGGAAATGGACAAAGCGAAACAGGCATATAAAGAAGCACATGAGTCTGGAGACACAGACAAAATGCTGGAAGCTCAAGAATCTTTAACAGAAATCTCTATAAGAAGTGATAAAGTTAAGAATTTTAAAGTAGCCCCTTTACAAGTTGATGATTCTCCTGTACAAATACAGCAACCAGCTATACAACCTGACCCAACCGCAAAAAGTTGGCAACAAGAAAATACTTGGTTTGGAGCTGACGATGAGATGACATCTTTGGCATTAGGCTTACATGAAAAGCTTAAGAAAGAAGGAGTTGTAATATCATCCAAAGAGTACTACAGGCGCATTGATGACACGATGCGTAAACGGTTCCCAGAGAATTTTGAGACCGACATAGAAGAAAAGAGCAAAAGCTCTACAAGACCTAGCAACGTTGTAGCATCTGCTTCCCGTAGCACATCTTCTAAGAAGATAAGGCTTACACAATCGCAGATGAGCATTGCTAAGAAGCTTAATATAACCCCTGAACAATATGCTCAGGCATTAATTAAAATGGAGTCCTAAAATGACAACCAACAGACAAGATAGAGAACTTGCAACCCGTACAATGGAAGAGAAGCCTAAGCAGTGGTCTCCTCCAGAACTCTTGCCAGAACCTGTCAAGATGCCGGGCTACTCGTACAGATGGATTAGAGTTTCTACGCTAAATAATGCAGACCCTCGCAATATCTCAGCAAAACTGAGAGAAGGATGGGAACCAGTACCAGCGATAGAACAACCGCAGTTCCAACTGCTAATCGACCCTAATAGTCGCTTTAAGGACAATATTGAGGTTGGTGGGTTATTGCTTTGCAAGACTCCGACAGAATTGGTAGACCAACGTAATGCATATTACGCGAAGCAAACCAGTGCTCAATCGGAAGCTGTAGACAATAACTTAATGAGTCAAAGTGACCCAAGGATGCCACTCTTTAGAGAGCGTAAGTCCACAAGTAGCTTTGGCAAAGGTTCGTAAACTTTTTAATTTGGAGTTATAAATGGCATTTCCTACCCTTGCAGGTCCTTATGGGTTTCAACCCATAAATCTGATTGGTGGACAAGTATTTGCTGGTTCAACTCGCTTGATTCCTATTACTTCAGCTTCAGCTACATCCATCTTTTATGGTGATGTGGTTAGACTGAACACTGTTGGAACTTTGAGCAGAGGAGCTACAGGTACTACCACCGCTACAGATGCAGTTGGTGTTTTCTTGGGTTGTGGATTCACAAACCCAACCACTAAGCAATTTCTTCAACAACAATATTTCCCCGGTGGAACTGTTGCTTCTGACATTGTTGCTTATGTTTCTGATGACCCTGATGCTTTGTATAAAGTAGCAGTTCTTTCAGCTGCCTCAACAGTTAGCGGGTTAACTCAAGCAGCTGTTGGACAAAACGTTGCTTTCTTTCAAACTACTGGTAGCACTACTACTGGCAATTCAAAAGAAGGTGTTTACAATTCAACTGGTTCCACTACAACTCTTCCTTTCAGGATTGTTGATGTTGTTCCAGCCACTGTTAATGCATCTGGTTCGTATACGGAGGTGATTGTCAAGTTCAATTTTGGCGTTCATACCTATACATCTGCAACCAATGTTGTAACAGCAGCTTAAGGAGCGACTAAATGGCTATTTCACGCGCACAACTACTGAAAGAACTGCTTCCCGGACTGAACGCCTTGTTTGGTCTAGAGTATGCACAGTATGGTCAGCAACATAAAGAGATTTATGATACTGAATCATCTGAGCGTTCTTTTGAAGAAGAAACAAAACTGTCTGGATTCTCTGCTGCACCTGTTAAAAACGAAGGCTCTGCCATCGCTTATGACAATGCACAAGAAGCCTTCACAGCTCGCTACAACCACGAAACTATCGCATTGGGCTTCTCCCTAACAGAAGAAGCAATCGAAGATAACTTGTATGACTCGTTGTCAGCTCGATACACCAAGGCTCTAGCTCGTGCTATGGCATACACCAAGCAAGTCAAAGCTGCTGCTGTGTTGAACAACGGATTCACTAACTCTGCCGCTTATTACGGTGGTGATGGCGTTCCTCTGTTCTCAGCAAGTCATCCTTTGGTAAGCGGTGGCACCAACAGCAACCAACCCGGTACTCCTGCGGATTTGAATGAGACTTCTCTGGAAGCCGCTGTTATTCAAATCGCTGCATGGACTGACGAACGTGGTCTGTTGATTGCTGCTAAACCTAAAAAGCTAGTTGTTCCTCCAGCATTGCAATTCGTAGCTACTCGTCTACTAGAGACAGAGTTGCGTGTTGGTACAACTGACAATGACATCAACGCTATCAAGAATAATGGTTCAGTATCAGAGGGTTACACTGTTAATAACTTCCTGACTGACACAAATGCTTGGTTCCTAACCACTGATGTACCTAACGGCATGAAGCACTTTGTGCGTACTCCGTTAAGCAACTCAATGGATGGTGATTTCGATACTGGTAACGTAAGATACAAGTCTCGTGAGCGTTACAGCTTTGGCTGGTCTGACCCACTCGGAATGTTTGGTTCAGCAGGAGCTTAATAGCTGCTGTGTATAGGAAAAGCCCTGCCCTAAAAAGCAGGGTTTTTTACTTATAGGTAGTTGCAAACTGGTCAAAAAGCGTGTATAAACATATTACTGGGTATTTACCTATACCAACTGTCCCAGCAGACGATGCAACGATGGTGTAGGGACTTTTGCATAAAGGAGATTTACAATGGGTTTTGCTACTCACCTAGGTCCTTGGAGACTTGGAACCGTTAAAGACACAACTGGTAGTACCGCTGGAACTATTGAAAACATGGGTGTTACCACTGTTTCTCAATCTGCTGATGTTGTTTTTGGTACCCTTACTGGTACTGCTTTTGTTCTTCCTGCTGGCTCACAATGTACAGATATTAAAATTGTAACTTCCACTGTCTTTAGTGCGGCTACTACTGCCAAACTAAGCATTGGTGCTGTTGATTTCACTACCACTGGCACAATTACTAGCGTAGGCGGCATTAGCTTGACTGCTAACGCAACTACTCCTGCTTTGTGGCTAAACGTTGGCACTACTGATGCTGTTGTACTGTTTACATTAGCTGGTACTGCGTTGACTACTGGTGCTGCAACCATCATCATTACCTACTCTGTGCGTAATTCTGACGGGGCTGCAAACCCAACTGCTTCTCAGAGTTAATCTTATGGGGGGAAACCCCCATATTAATCAAGGAGATTAATTATGATGCAAACTGATGTATTAGCAACTGCTATTGCTGCTGCACAAACAAATTCTGCCGTATTTGCTGGTCCTGCTCGTATTAAAGGTATGGTTGTTTCTGTACCTGCTGCTGGTGGAACTATGACCTTGCAAAACGGTTCTGGCGGTACGGTTAAATTTAGCTTTGTAGCACCCGCTATTGCTGGTGCAGTAAATGTGATAATACCGGGACAGGGCATTCTTTGCAGTTCAGGTATATATGCAACAACACCAGCAAATATGACAGTTACTGTTTTCTACGGATAACTATGGAACCCAAAGAAGAGGCTTTTAATTTAGTAGGTCGGAAGGTCATGATTGGCATTCCTTCCTATGATTTTAAGGTAACCACTAAATGGGCAATATCGTTTGCTCATTTTTGCGTTCTAGCACAAGAGCATGGCATTGAGATTCAGGTAGGTAATATATCTGGGTGTTCAGTTGTGAGCAGGGCTAGAAACCTGATTGCATATGATTTCTTGGAGTCGGATTGTACCGACCTCATGTTTATTGATTCAGACATTAACTTTGATGCCAATGACATTTTCAGGCTTATGGCTTGGAATAGCGACCCTGTAAAGGGTATTGTTGCTGGTATTCCTGTAGCCCGTAAAAAAGGCAAGGTCTATATATCTACCTTAGATGTGGATGAAGACCAACAGGTACAGATGAATCGTATGGGCTTAGTTAGAGCTAAACGTGTAGCCACTGCCTTTATGATTATCCGTAGGGATGTATTTGAAACGCTTAGAGATAACCATCCTGAGTGGCAATACATGGATGAACGCATACAGGATAAGCCATCCTATTCTTTCTTTGATTTCAAATCAACTCTAGAAGGTTATGTAGGCGAAGACTATCTATTCTGCGATAGAGCTAGAGAACATGGCTATGAGGTATGGATTGACCCAACCATTAAGTTAGGTCATGTAGGTGTCACTGAGTTTGAAGGTTCATTCGGTGAAGACTATCTTTATCCAATGTTATGTCCACTAGAAACTAAAAAGGCTGCTGCGTAATGGAAATGATGATATGGAACACTCTATTAACGGCAATCCTAGCAGTGGTAGGATTCATGGTTATGGAAAAGTTTAAGGAAGTGAATAGACTAGGTATGCTAATTAATCGTACTAGAGAAGAAGTAGCTAGAGACCACATCACCCGTGTTGAGGTTCATAGGGACTTAGAAAAGATTATGGACCGTTTTGATGCAGGGTTTAAAAAGCTTGAAGACAAGATTGATGCCATGAATATTAGGCGAGAAGCTCATGCCTAGTAAAAGCAAAAAGCAGCACAATTTTATGGAGGCAATAGCTCATAACCCAGCCTTTGCTAAGAAGGTAGGAGTATCCCAGAAGGTGGGGCAAGAGTATAGTAAAGCCGATAAAGGTAAAACATTTAGAAAAGGTGGCATCATGGATAAGAAAGATATGCATTCTGAGAAATCAGAAATGAAAATGGATAAAGAACAAGATAAAGCTATGATTAAAAAAGCCTTTAAACAACATGACCTGCAAGAGCATAAGGGTGGTAAAGGCACTTCTCTTAAGCTGAAAAAGGGCGGTATGTCTGCTGGATGTGGTTATGATGCTGGCGGTAAGGTCAATAAAATGGCATCTGGTGGTAGAACAGCTCTTAAGGTTCATAGATTTGCTAATGGTGGGTATATGGGTGGGGCTACATTCCCTAACCAGCAATTCCCTATGCAACAACAAGCACCACAGAATACTATGTTGAATGCTCCTGCAACCCCCGGTATGCCTTATGCAGCCAATAACCAGACTGCCTTTAAAAAGGGTGGTAAGGTTAAGATGGCTATGGGTGGTGCTCCTATGATGCCTCCTCAAGCCCCTGTAGACCCTCGTATAGCTATGATGGCTAAGAAGAAAGCTCCTCGTGGTGTGGCTCCAAAACCTACTGGCATGATGCCTCCTAGACCTCCTATGGCTGCTCCTCAAGTCGCGCCCACTGCCCCTATGAAGAAGGGTGGTATGGCTAAAGGACAAAGCCCTATCCAAACGAAGGCTAAAGGTAGTGCCAAGGTAGTCAAGATGGCTAAAGGAGGCTCAACATCAAGCCGTGATGGATGTGCTATCAGAGGAAAGACCAGAGCATGAGGTCCTCTCGTGGAATGGGAGCCATAAGCTCCTCTAAGATGCCTAAGAAGAGAACCATCACTCGTACTGACAATCCTGATGAAGTGTCTATGTACAAGAAGGGCGGGAGTGTTAAGAAGATGGGTGTAGGTGGTATTCCCGGCTCTATTATTGGTGAAGATGTAGATGGTGGTAGCGCAGGTAGAGGTAACAATGGGTTACCTACCATTACACAAGAAGCAATTTCAGAGATGGCACAAGAAGCAGCCAGCAGAAAGAAGGCACCTCCTAAGAAAAAGAAGTTTAATACAATTCCAGACCTTATGGAGAATGATGGCTCGGCTCGTCTTAAAAAAGGTGGGAAAGTCAATGCTGCTGGTAATTACACTAAGCCAAGTCTACGAAAAAGCATTGTATCTAAAGTAATGTCTGCTGCTACACAAGGTACAGGTGCTGGTCAATGGTCAGCTCGTAAAGCACAACTTGTAGCTAAGAAGTATAAAGCCGCAGGTGGAGGGTATAAGGATTGAAAGCACCACAGCAATCCCTAAAGGATTGGGGAGACCAGAAGTGGCGTACCAAGTCTGGCAAACCTTCTTCTAAGACAGGAGAACGTTACTTGCCATCGGCTGCTATAAAGGCATTGTCACCAGCTGAGTATGCTGCAACAACACGAGCTAAAAGAGCTGGTAAAGCAGCGGGTAAGCAGTTTGTAGCACAACCTAAAAGTATTTCAAAGAAAACAGCAGGATTTAGATAATGGCTATAACCACTAGCGGAACAACATCATTTAATCTTCCTTTTAATGAGATAGCGGAAGAGGCATATGAACGTTGTGGCATTGAGATGCGGTCTGGTTACCAGCTCCGTACAGCTAGGCGCAGTCTAAATTTACTCACTATTGAATGGGCTAACAGGGGCATAAACCTATGGACTATTGAAGAGGGTGAAATTCAACTGGTTACTGGACAGGTTAAATATCCTCTACCAGCTGACACTATTGACCTATTAGACCATGTTATTCGTCAGAATCAGGGTACCGCTAACCAAATTGATATAAGCATTACACGCATATCTGCTTCTACATACTTGCAAATACCTAATAAGTTGGCACAGGGTAGACCAATACAGATATGGATGGACCGTCAGACGGGTTTAAACAACCCTACAACAGCCGTTCTCGATGGAGGTATAACATCCACAGCAACAACTATAGATGTCTCGTCTACGGTACCTCTAGCGGCTTCAGGATTCATCCAGATAGGCAGTGAGACTATCAGTTATACAAACATTGTAGGTAATCAATTACAGCTGTGTAATAGAGGTCAGAATAACACCACTGCTGCTGCTCATCTAACTGGAGTTGCTATAACTAATCAATACCTACCAAGTGTTAACTTATGGTTAGCCCCTGATGCAGGTGGAAGCCCATATACCTTAGTGTATTGGCGCATGAGAAGGGTAATGGATGCAGGAGGAGGAACAAATGTTGCAGATATTCCTTTCCGTTTCTTACCCTGTCTAGTGGCTGGACTATCTTATCATTTGGCTGTAAAGAACCCTGAATCGCAGGATAGGGTTCAGATGCTTAAACAGGCTTATGAAGAACAATGGTTGGTTGCTTCACAGGAAGACAGAGAAAAAGCATCTTTAAGACTGGCTCCAAGACAGACATTCTTTTAATTTATGTCTAATACTTACGCCAGTGGCAAGTTTTCAATAGCTGAATGCGATAGGTGCGGACAGCGGTATAAGCTAAAAGAGCTGAAAAATGAGATAATCAAGACTAGACTATTTAGCATTAAAGTATGTCCTGAGTGCTGGGACCCAGACCAACCCCAGTTATCTTTGGGTATGTATCCAGTTAGTGACCCTCAAGCAATTAAAGAGCCTAGACCAGATACTAGCTATATAACATCAGGCACTAACGGTCTACAGATTACTGGCACTAACAGCACAGCTATTGATGCTCTTGGTTACCAAGAAGATGGAAGTAGGATATTCCAGTGGGGATGGAACCCCATAGGTGGTTCAAGAGCAGGAGATGCAGGTTTAACACCTAATTATTTAGTGTTGAATCTTGTGTTAGAAAATGTAACAATATCAACAACATAAGGAGTAGAAAATGTCGTTCACTAAA